AGTTCATGCTCTCAAGCTTTTTTTTGTACAGGGCTTCAAAGCTGCTTCCGGCGCCAACATCATACGCCCAGTCCGGGTGTGCGATATTTTCCAGTTTTCCTTCGTGGATCTTCCACCCTTTGGCCTCGATCTCATCTTGACGATAGGCACGCACCTTACATCGGCAATGCCAGGCGTTTGGCGGGTAGTTCGTTTTCCACCAGGCGTCGTCTCGATGTTTGATGATGCCGTTTTTAGCAGCATGACTTGGTCGCGTGACACTATCTAAGATAGAGACGTATCGCCAGTACACAGAGTCTGGAAGCTCCATAAGCTGCTGATGACGTCCAACGCTGTAGCTGACACGCATATTGGTATCAAAGATGGTACGAAGCCTGCGTGAACCGACATAGATGTTTTTGACTTCACCTGTAGTACGGTTGATCACCTCGGTTTTTCCCCACCACCCTTTTTTTTGCAGTGTCGGCTTAAGCTGCTTTTTCCACTGCTCAAAAGTCGTACCGTTTTTCTGGGCATCAATCAGACTGGTATGAATGTCCTGGAGCAGATCAAGGCGTGTGATCTTAGCCACCGTAAACGCTTTATGGTGGGCTTGATGCATCATTTCATCATAGTTAAAGCTGAGCTGAAGCCCTTTTGAAGCGAGATAATTGACGGCTTCTTTTGGCTCAAGATTGAAATCAAAGTTCAAGCTCATTGCTGCTCATCGGCGACTTCACCGCCTCCAAGAATTGTGGCATTGGCTCCAAGGTGTGTAATGGCTTCTTGAAGCCTATCAAGGCTCAGTTGGGGGAAATCCTCTAGTAATGTCTCAAAAGCCTCTTCATAGCTCTCTGATGAGGCCAGAGCACTATCAAGAGCATTAAGGATTTCATCTTCTATGCTAGTCGTATCAACTTCACGGCTTTTGGCATCGAGGGTATCGATAGGCTTGGATTCAGAAAAACGAAACTCGCTCATCTTCGTAGCCGCTTGCGGATCTGTCACTTCAATCTCATCATCTTTGAAACCATAGGCACGGGTGTAGTACTTTTTCGTAAAACGTACACCGCCGTTCACCAGCTGGGTATCACGTTCTGCCAAAGTCTTATCCACATCCTCTTTTTCAAACATCACAAATTTTGGAGCATCGGCATCGGCGAAGTTGAGTGTGACGATCCACCCTATGAGTTCATTCATCGCCGATTCAATCATACGTGCATCAGAGTCGATCACATCTTGAAGTACCTCTTTGTGGGTTTTCGATGCAGCAAACGATCCGCTAGATCCCATCTCGGTCGTAAGCGTCTGCCCGACAATGGCTTTTGAGATCTCTGCGTTACAAAAATGCAGCAGCTTCTCGTAGATATCAGCAGTGGCACCTTTGCCCCCGGCTTCTAAGATACTGACAGACGAATCATCAGGGATGGCAGCAACCGCATCTTGAATCATGTTATCGAGACTTAGAAGCAGTGCATCGATCTCTTTGGAATCCGTTCCACGCGCGTACTTTCCGATCATGTACGGCATGCCGTATTTTTCAGTGAACGTCACCCAAAACTTCATGCCGCCGCGCTTAAAGACGACAGGCCAGAAACATGCAGAGAGTGCTGCCATGCCGTAAGGGTTCTCATAGCTGGGCTCATTGCGTGCTACGATAAACTTATAGCGCGGTACCGCTTCCCCTTGCCAATTATCTTTGGAGAGAAAGAGTAGCTCATTCTCCGGAGAGTATCGAAACCATTCCGATGGCTTCCCTTCGACTTTCGCCGGTGCGATATATTCGCCGCGCTTCTCCCAGATCACTTCAAGCGGTCGATATCCAAAAAGCGTTGCATCCAGTGCTTCGGTAATGAGTCTGTAGATATCAAGCTTGTTAAAGCACTCCTGGACAAATTGTAAGGCGGGTGTATCGTCACCGGAGAGTTCCCACTCCAGCGAACGTACTCCGGCTTTACGCTTGAGAATATCAGCACCCACATGAGCATCGCTGCGCAGCTCTTTGTAGATCTCAATGTCTTTGCCTTGCTTCTTGAGTACCGGATCAGGATTAGGAAGGTACATATTGAAATTTGCGTAGTCTCGTGATCGTTGTCGCGAGGCGATCTCCTCTTTCATACTCTTTTCAATTGCCATTTAGTCACCCTTTACATGTAAGATTTTTAGTCATAGTTTTTCGTTATAGAGCTGCTGCTGCGGCGGTGTCTGCTTTTGATAATTAGGGGGCCGGTGTCGTTGTCAGCAGCGTGGATACAGAGCCCTGCAGCGATCCCACGGTCTCCGTGCCCATCGGTATTGCTTTTATCCACATCAAAACGGATATTTCCTGCCGAGGTGACGATTCTACGAAAGGCATGAAAATCAGCACGCGTCTCTTTGTCTTGAGGCAGCCCGATACGGGTATCCTCCATCCACTCCAAAGTGGTGTGCATAATGGCGGATTTACTTGAGCTGGTCAGTGTGACAGGCTCAACTCGTGAACTCCCAAAATCATCCTGAGCTTCTTCGGCCAGTTGCATACCCAGACCTGTCTCATCAATACACGCGCGTCGCATATAAGGAAGGGAGAGATGATCATAGAGGATGGCTTTTTGCATTTTAAACGGGGTTTTTTCCATGACCACAACACGCACGGCAGGAAGTAATTTATTGACACGTTGTGCCATCCAAAGCACGGATAGATCTCTTTTTCGTCCGACGTCATAACCGATAAAGAGATCGTCTTCATCCGTGTCGATACTGAAGCCCGGCGCTGTATAAGTAGTGATCGTCCACTTTTTACCCTTGTGAATTCCGCTTTTCTCATCTTTGAGAAAAACACCGATCTCACAGGAGTGAATAAGATCATAAGAGAAAAACGCGGTAGACTCATCGATCGGATTACACATATATTCTTGTTGCCAAGTCTCATCATCACCGGCATTCTCTTCTTCTTCATCAAGCCAGTTCTGGCGTTCTTCTTCATTCAGCTCCCGACCGAGGATCTTATCTGCAAGACCTTCGTTCACTGCGGTGACGATATCCGTAGTATGTAGCGACCATCGTTTGAGCCCTTTCTTCACATCATCTACAAACTGGAAGTACTTGTTGCCTTTTCCATTGTAGGTGGAGAGGATACGAAGCGGATAGCCCCATGTGATAGCCGGTCGTGCCGCCTTCCACATGGCGCCTTGATCTTTGTGGAATGCATATTCGTCCAAGACGACTTTACCTCCCTTGGATCGAAACTGCGTAGGGTTGGAACTCAGCGCATTGATACGGTGCCCATTTGCAAATTCAATTGACAGGGCTTTAATATCCTTTTCGCTGTCAAGGATGATCTCACCAAGATCTCTTGCGGCGATATCCATAGCCTTTGCCCACTGCGCACAATAGAGAATGTATTCTTTAGCTGCTGTTTCATCAGCAGAGCTGAACCATACAGCAGGAACCTTGCCTGAGGCACAGTCACGCACATCTTCGTAAGATTGAGCATAGGTCGCACCGATACGGCGTGATTTCTCCCATATCTTAATACGGCTATCGTCTTGAAGCCATCGAATCTGATAAGGGAGGAAATAGGAAGATTGGTTCACTTACTTTTTCATTCCGAAGACATCACGTTCGATGATCGATATCAGATCCTCATCGACGCGATCTTTTTTGACGTTTTTATCTTCTTTTTGAGTTTCTTCTTCGTAGTCTTTGACTTTGTTCAGCTTGTCAAGAAGCTTCATGAGTGTATAGAGTTGCCCACTGTTTGGGTCTTTATCAGCGGCTATGTCTTCACGTACTTTGGTGAGCAGCTCACGGGTGAAGTCGTAGAGTTCATTATGGAAACTTGTTCTTTGGCTCAGGAAGTTTGATCGTTTGGTATCCCAATTTGCCTCTTCTTTCCAAGAGCGTAGCGTTCGTTCCGATACTGGAATTCGATTTGCTATCTCACTCAGGCTGAGCTGCTCGACAACATAGAGACGTTCGGCCTCTTCAAAATAGAGTGCTTTTTTAGACATCGAGGGCTTCCTCATACTCGCCCACTTGTTTCTCTATCTTTTTTCGACCTTGCAAAAGTTCGTGAAGACGTTCCATAGACGCGAGGGCTTCTTCAGTTTTTAATTGATTTAGTGTCTCATACGGATCAACATAATTGCGAATGACAAGAATCAGCCCTTTCGCTTCTAAATCAATATCCTTGATCTTTTGCTTTGCCTCAGCGAGTCGAATTTTGAGTTTCATGATTTCTTGGTTCATTATGCGTTCCTGTGAGAATTTGTATGTAGGTTTCGAATATGATCAATCTTGTTTTCTAGCCTAGAAATACTCCCCGCCTGCGCTTGTAGCGTTCCGATAAGCTCTTTGTTCAGCTCGTACGCACGATCATCGCGCCGGCTCTGCTCTTCGAGAATTTTTTCAAATGCATCTGTCGTTGCCTTGAGCGTCTGTTTGCTCCCCACACGCTGATCCGTGAGGCTCCGATCAAACATCTCAAATTGCTTTTTCATGTAATAGTAAAAAAGCACAAATAAAAAAATGCTCACTCCTGCAACTTCTAAGCCCCGCGAGGCCATCTCAATTTCACTCGGCATACGATCCCTTTTTTTAATTCGCAGTTTACTAAGCATGCTTTTCACTGTATATATGGGAGCTTCGTCGCGTCTTTCGGTGCAAGGTCACTATGGCATCGACTCAAAATTTGCGCGACAATCATCATCGCAAAACGAATTTGCCGTTAAACGCGCGAGAAGCTCAAAAAACGCTTAGGGTATGCCAAGGTATTACTTTAGGGGCGATCGTAAAAGTTAAACGCAAATTGAAGTCGATTAAACGCACATTGAAACAGGAGGATTGATGAATGGTAAGTGGATAGAAGTTTTTCGTACCGGTAGCCATACCGACATGAATGGAAATGTCAGAGAGTGGTCCGAAGAGGATCTTGACCAAATCGTTGAAAAATACAATACAGGTGAACATGAAGCACCACTCGTAATCGGACATCCTGAAATTAATGCTCCTGCCTACGGATGGGTAAAGCAGTTGCGCCGATCAGGAGAGATCCTTGAAGCGCTCACCGATAATGTCGACCCGGCGTTTGAAGAGGCGGTACGCAGTGGAAAGTTTAAAAAACGCTCCATTAGCCTTTATCCTAATTTAACACTGCGTCATATCGGTTTTTTAGGTGCAGTACCACCGGCTGTAAAAGGGTTAAAAGATGTGCCGTTCGCGGCTGCAGACGAAGCGATGACTATCGACTTCGCTAGTACTACTATAAATAAGGAGAGTCCTACTATGGATGAAAAAGAAAAAAAAGATCTTCTTGATCAGATCGCTGCTCGTGATGCGAAAATTGCAAGTTTTTCAGATCAGATGACAGCATTGCAAACACAACTCAACACCGTATCGAGTGCATTAGAAAGTGAACGTCAGACACGACGTGAGGGAACGCTTGAGAGCTTCTGTGATGCGTTGGTTTCCGGTACACATATCACTCCTGCGCAAAAACCTGCAGCATTAGAGCTGATGCGTGTTCTTGATACGAACGGTGAGCACAACTTCGCTGATGGTACCAAAGATCCTGTTGAAGCATTTACGTCATTTATGAAAACGATGCCGAAACAGATTGAGTTTGGTGAACATGCAACACATGGTCGCGCTGGAGGACGTCGTACTTCAAATACATCGCAGTTCGGCGAAAACGTAGATGCTGATCGTATGGCCATCCATGATGAAGCCGTGGCACTATCAAATGAGCAAAAGATCTCATATGCAGATGCCGTAATCCAAATTATGAATAAGGGAGAATAAATGGCACCACGTATACAAAATTTACGCGTCGTCGATCCGGTACTAACAAATCTGGCACGAGGATACACCAATGCGGAGTTTATCGGAGAGAAGCTCTTTCCGGTGGCACCGATGCAAAAAGAGTCGGGAAAAATTCCGGTATTTGGCACTGAAAACTTTCGTGTTCATGAAACAAAACGTGCCATGCGTGCCGGTTCAAACCGTATCAGTCCCGAGGACAATGAACCGCTTTCGGTAGTTCTCGGTGAGGATGATCTTGAATATCCTATTGACTACCGCGAGGGTGAAGAGTCAATCTTTGATCTTGAGTCTCATGCTACCGATGTGACACAAGAAGGACTGCGTCTGCGTCATGAATACCGCTGTGCCACGCTTGCCCAATCAACAGGTAGTTATACCAGTGGACATGCCGAAGCACTAAGCGGCACCGACATCATCACTGATGCTGCGTCACTTCCTATCATTATGGTCGGTGATGCAAAAGAGACAATTCGTCAAAAAATCGGCCGTATGCCAAATACGCTTTGGATGGGGGCTCAGGTTTACAACGTACTCAAAGAACATCCAACGCTGCTTGAGAAGATCAAGTACTCTCAAAAAGGTATCGTAACGCCTGAACTGATGGCAGAGATCTTTGATGTGAATGAAGTGATTGTCGGACGTGGTACCTATGAAGCTCAGAGCGGCACGATGGCAGATCTCTGGACAAACGCATTGGGTCTCATGTATGTCAATCCTGGTCGTTCAGGTGGAAAGCGTAATCATAAAGATGCAAGTTTCGGCTACACCCTTCGCAAGACAGGATATCCACAGACTGACACGTATGATGAAAATGGCGGAAAACTACACATTGTTCGTACGACAGACCGTGAAGAAGTTGTTGTTCTTGGAAAAAGTGCAGGCTTCTTGTTCACCAATGTAGTGGGGTCATAAACGATGAATAAATATATAGTAAATGGTATAGCAATTCGTCATAACGGCAAACGATTCAAGCCAGGTTCTATTTTGGAGTTGGAGGCGGAAGAAGCAAAGCGAATTGAAGAACATTTGATTTTGCTCGAAGACGGCTCTCTATCTGAAATCGAGACACCGACTTTGGTTGACATTCCTACTGAAACCGAGATCGAAACACCGACTTTGGTTGAAGTTCCGACTGAAACTGAAACCGAGACACCGACTTTGGTTGAAGTTCCGACTGAAACTGAAACCGAGACACCGACTTTGGTTAACGTTCCGACTGAAACTGAAACCGAGACAGAGACGGTCACACCAACGGTGACTGAAACAAAAACATCAGTTAAAAAACCCGCTGCAAAGCGTAAAACAACAGGAGCGAAATAATGAGTAAAACTATGCAAACTATCGCGACAATGACAATCGTTGCCGTTGTCGCTACGGACAAATCCCTCTTTGTTGGGTATGACGGCGATATCTGTGATGCCGGTGAAAAAGCTATCGGAGTCAATCAAGTTTCGGTCGATGCCGGTGATGCAATGCCCGTAACCTATTTGGGAATCATGCCTGTTATCGCTTCTGCAGCCATTGCTGTGGGCGCAGAGGTAGAAAGTGATGCCAACGGGAAAGCTATCACGCTTTCCACAGGTATTTCAAACGGAACGGCACTTGACGCTGCTACCACAGCGGGTGATATCATCCGCATTGTGCTTAAGGCGTAGTCATGCCATACAGCGATCTTACGGCACTCTATTCAGCACTTCCTGAATCTGATGTTGCACAGCTAACAGACGATACAAACGGTACTGTAGTCAACGAAGATCGTGTGAATGAGGCCATCGCAAAGGCCGATGCATTGATCGATGCTTTTTTGCCTGCTGAACCGATAGTGGGAGCAATCCCACAAATCATTACGCAGTTGAGTACCAGTCTGGCAATCTACTTCTTGTATGAGCGTCAAATGGGGACAAATATGCCTGATTCAATTGAAAATTCATACAAGCGTCAAATGGATCTGCTCAAGCTGATCCAAAGCGGTCGTATGCAGATCGGACTTTCGGTTGAGAGTTCAGAAGTTGTCGGAGGCGTTTTCCACAAAACAAATAAAACCTCAGATGACAGAATCTTTAGCAGCGATGTCATGGATCTCTTTCTATGAGCATTCAAACCGCACAACAAAAGATTCTCGACACATTGCCGGATATGGATATCGATGTGATCGACGATGCAAAGATGATTCGTATGGAGGGAAATCTTCTTGTTTTTGAAGGAAGTGAACCAGAAAAGACTAAGACAATATTTGTTTTTGGGCTCTATATCGCAAAAAAGATCCTGAATAAAAATACGTCTATCATCTATGCTGATCTTGACAATGTCGAAATGGAAATCACAAAAAATGATTTAGAGTCGAATTTTAATGAGAGCATTGAAATTCGATCTATCACACAAAACGGATTTCAAGACGGGATCCTTGAGTACCGTTGCGAAATCGCAGTCACTGAAACAAAAATGAAAGGCTAATTATGAAAGAAAAAGATCAAATTCAAGCTAAAGAAGCTGAAGTAGATGTCGTGGCCATTGAGCCACTGAACAAAAAAGGGAAAACAATTGCAGTCGGCAGTGAAACAACACTACCAAAAAGCGCTGCAACAATTCTCTCTCAAAAAAATAAACTTAAAATTAAAGGCTAAAAAATGGCAAATCCAACAACAACAGTAGAGCGCTATGTCGGGGGTGGAAAGGGATATTTCACTCCTTATGAGAGTGGAGCGTACGGTACCGAAATCGAGATCGGTGAGCTCAAAGCAGTCACCCTCTCGGTAAGCGCTGACACGGTAGATGCTTTTTCTCAAGACACCGGGCCTGAAATCTTGGTCGAAGATGCGATCACAAAAGTGGACTCGATGGTGAAATACACGACGCAGAACGTGAACAAAGAGAACATGGCATCCGCGCTGATGGGTACTTTGACTACCGAAGTTTTTGCAATCAGTGATACATTGCCAGACGGCACAACAGCTACTGCAGAAACAACCGTTGATAAGATCGTTGGTATGCAAAAACCGATGCTCAAAGGCAAACTTCGTATTGTGGGTGAGCCGATCAATGACAGCGCAAAACGTCCGGTACTTATTATTTATATGGTGTCTGTCAAGCCAACAGGTGACAGTGCTTACATTATGAAGGACTTCAAAACTCTTGACTTTGAAGGCAAAGTGCTTCTCACCGCAGATGGCTACTTTGATGAATATCTCATGGATGTTGCGTAATGGCAATCCTCACTATGCATACGGTGCTTGTTGACATTGATGACAAGCAGTATGAGCTGATTGTGAGTGAGCTCACCGATGCTCAAAAAGCAGAGCTTGAGTCTGCCAATGATCCATTGGATGAACTTAACGCTGCGCGTCAAAAATTGATGTCAGCAATTCAATTTCGATCGAATGAGTATGAAGCGAATACTATCATTATGCGCGGCGCGACACTCAAAGAAAAAATAGCGCTAGCGTTGAAGCAAAAAGAAATTAATACTCAGGTTCAAAATTTGGGCAAAGAAATTCAAGATATTGACCTCAAGATCAAGACATTACCAAAAGTAGATACCAATGAAAAACGTTTTGATTTTATGGTAGCGGCGAGCGAGGGAAAATCTGACATTGAAGAGCTTATCAAGACAACATCATTGAATTACACGCAAGTTGTTCTTGAGATTCGTCAGCTGCTCTCTGATGCCAAAACAAAAAACTAGAAAACCTCGTCGCGTACCTGCGCACGACGGGGAAAAATAACGGAATTTTTTCCTATGAGTTGCAGGGACAATTTCAGTATGCTTTAGCAAACTTATACTATCTCTCTGTGTCAGAGGGACTCAATGGTATTTCAGTTGATTACAGCATTGTGACGGATTTCTCGAAAAAGTTTGATTGGGATCCTATAGAGACCCTCATCACTATTCGAGAGATTACCGCAAAAGTCAGAAAAAAATAAGGGGAGATCATGAGCAAAGATGTCGTAATACGTTTTCGATTTGACAGCAATTCAAAAGAGATCGTTGTCACGGAAAAAGATGTCAAAAAACTTGGAAAATCTCTTAGCAATGCTGCTGATCAGGCAAAACCACTTGACGCTGCTTTTTCAAAAGCTGCAAAATGGGGAGTAGGTATTCTAGGACTCACAAGTCTTGTAGGAGGACTCAGCTCAGGTTTTAGAAGAGCCGTAGCAGCAACCGAAGACTGGAAACGGATAGAGGGTAAGATCAACCTTGTATCAGGTTCCACTCAAGAACTTAGAAAAAATCAAGAATCACTTTTTACGATTTCTCAGAAAACATTTCAAGTGTTTGATAATAGTGCTGGACTCTTTCAGAGAATATCATCTGCCACTAAAGATATGGATATTGCACAGCAATCACTTTTAGATATTACTACTATCGTGAACAAAGGATTGGTTGTTTCTTCTGCGAGTACGGCAGAACAAAGCTCAACGATTACGCAGTTCTCACAAGCGTTAGCCGGTGGAGTACTACGAGGCGAAGAGTTCAACTCAATTATGGAAAATGGGAATCGTCTCGCCGTAGCAATGGCCGACGGTCTTGGCGTGACAATCGGAGAGCTGCGCAATATGGCAATGGAAGGAAAACTGACAGCTGACGTAGTGATCGAAGCACTACTCAGCCAAAAAGCTGCGATCGATGATGACTTTGCAAAAATGCCGATACGAATTGAGCAAGCCTATACGCAGCTCGATAATAGTATCACTAAATCTATAGGACAGCTTGACGGTGCTCTTGGTATCAGTGCCGGCTTTTCAGAAATCATTCAAGACCTTTCGAGTGCGATCGATGATGTAGATACCTCTGATGTGCAAAGTCTCATCTCATACGCTGAAAGCATCTCTCATATCGGTCTCGCTGTAGCAGGTACCGCAGGCACATACACGCTGCTCAATACTGCCCAAAAGCTCTATGTCGCCTCAATTCCATTCACCCAACTCGCCTTTGCAGCGCTGACAACGAGCATCAACGGCACCAATGCCGCTGTCGTGATGCTAAATCGCTCTATAATGGCAAATCCTGTAGGAATGCTTGTCGGGCTAATTGCCGGTGTTGTTGCCGCCTCTGAAGGTGTCAAAAAAATGCTTGAGAGCGATGGTGCAAAATTGATGTTAGAAGCAGCTGCAGAACAACAAGCTGCGATCAAAGCTGTCGCCGATGAAGCGGATACGCTTCACTACGCAGCTCTTGGAATCAGAGATATGCAAGATGAGCTCAATCGTCTCCTCATCGTTCAAGAAGCGTATAAAAATGCAAGAGTACCGACCCCTGAGCTTGATGCCAGAATTGCCAAAGCTCAAGCGGATGTCAATGCGGCGATGGATCAATATGGACAACTTCTTGATAGCACACTTCCAAAACAGGCGGCCTTTGTTAGAGATATGGATATCGAAAGAAAAGCACTCGCTGAAGCTGCTGCATGGATGCAAAATCTTTATGACATTGAACTTGATTTGTATGGAAACCCTTACGACAAAAAATTGAACGAAGTCAATAAAAATCTCATCGAGATGGCAGATGCCGGTGCAACGGCTACTGATATCATGACCTATTTTCATCGCGAAATGAACGACGTGCCATCACCAAATATAGCCGAAGCCTACCGCAATTCTATAGATGAAGCAAAACAGGAGATAGAAGATTTTTCTCAGTTTGTAGAAGATGCCCTATCTGCAGGTTTTTCAATGGAAGATATTTTTGATACGGATAACTCTGCTTTTGAAAAACTTCATGATGATTTTTCAGAACTCTCTGATCTCTCTCAAGATTGGACGTCGGGTCTCAAGGGAAATGCAAAAGCGATCGCAAATATCGGGAATGCTTTTGCTGATATTTCAAAAGAGCAAAAATCGTATCAAGCGCTCGTCGATAAAAATATCGCGACGGATGAAGAAAAAGATCAGCATTTACAAAACCAAATAGCGGGATATGCAAATTTGGCAGGGGCAATGTCAGGTGCTTTTGCAGAGGGATCAAACGAGGCGAAAGCCTTCAGCGCAGTTCAGTCCGGGCTAGCCTTGGTAAATGCCGTCACTGCGGTCACCGGGGCGTGGGCATCAGCACCGTTTCCGGCAAATCTTCCTGCAGTAGCTGCAACATCATCAGCGGTCATTGCGCTTTTAAGCAATATTGGTCAGAGTTTTGGAAGTGGCGGCGGCGGTGGCGGTGGTCCATCTGTAAATCAAGTGGCGTTTGACAATGCCAAAGCTGATGTCGAAGCGATCACTGATCGCCTTGATACTCAGATCGGACTACTCAAATCGATTTCATTGGGTGGCTCAGCATCATATGGCGAAATGGCATCGGCAAGGCTTACGGCAGAATCGCTAATTCCTGCCGCGATCGGTGTCATTTCCGGGAACGTGAGAGAAGATGTCTTTAATACGATGCACGGAAGTCGAAAATACCTTGAGGGGTCCGCGCAAAAATTCTATGATGAGTTTGCAATCGAATTCGGTCTTCAAGCTCCTACTGCTGTTTCAAAAATGGATCCTGAGAAATTTGCAACGGACATCGCAACATTTTTTGAATCCGCAACAGTAGAGCAGATTCGATGGTATACAGACAATATGCTCAATACGCTATACATGCGGGAAGAAGAAGTTTTCCCTGCACTGAAAAACATCGAAGGCTATATAGGGGATTTTGCTGATGCAACCATTGCAACCTATACAGATCTCAAAGATTCGATAGGCGACTGGCGTGACAGCTATGATGAAATATCAGGAACAGACTTCTTTTATCTGCAAGATCTCGAAGCAGCTAGAGACAAGGTAGGCGTCCTGATGCAAGACATCGGAGCAACAACCTACGATTCTCTTTTTAAGACGCTCGGAAATATTGGTGTCGATATATCAGGTCTGGAAAGTGCTATCGTCGGACAAAATGGCATCATTGATTATGATCTGCTCTATATTGAAACGCAAAATGTGAATTCGGCATTACAAGCCGCGGGTATCAGCGCAAACTATAGTGCCGAAGATCTTCTCAACATGGTCGATTCGCTCAAACTTGTAGGCACAGCAGCATTAGAATCAGAAGCAAACATCGCTTCATGGCAAGATGGCTTTTTGACAGATGCAGAGCGTGCTATCAATATGGCTGCTGATCTTGGAGTACCTCTTGCAGATAGTCTGACAACACTCAGTGACCTGTTCAATCAGCTAGCCTATGATGCGGATGGTTTGACGAACGCTGATCTGGCACTTCTCGATGCAAATAAAGATTTGATAGCATCTCGTGAAACTGAGCGAGTGCAAGTATATAGTCTCTACGATATTGTCAACGGGACAAATAAAGCCAAAGAGATCGAGTACGATCTAGCGCTTGCGCACTTGGGGCTGACCCGTAAAGATGTTGATACGAAAGTAGAGCTATCCAAAGCTCTGGAGATGCAAACATTGTCTGGCTATGAAGCAGCGAAAGAAGCGTATGAGCTTGCGCACGCACTCGAATATCAGCAAGTTGCAACGTTAAGAGCTTCAGCTGCCGCATATGATGCAATGACTGGCCCAATGGAAGGCATTGGAGATTTGATGGCCTATTCGCTGAATATCACTGCGAATGCTATTGAAGCATCTCTTTCCAAGGGCGCACCAACTGCTCCGAATAGTCAAAACCTTGGGTATTGGCAAACTATCGTAAATAACTGGGAAGCCGTTACAGGTGGAGCTTTTGCAACAATACCTCCCGTGATCAATACAGTAGTAGATAGCTTAGAAACAGCAGCTACTTCTATCGACAAGTTCAATGCAACATCACTTACCACTGCTGCCAACACTTTCAGCTCAATATACGACATGGCTACAGGCTTCGTAAATAGTCAATATTCGAACGATAAAGCCTTTTTAGAAGCGAATCTTAGAAGCTCACTCGCTCAAGCTGCGGGGATTGATCAGATCATCAATTCTGGCCAAGAATACACGCAAAGCGATCTCAACATGTTTCAAGATCTTGTCGGTAGTGCAACATCATCAGGGGCAAATCTCATATCATCGATGAGAGACGGATTTGAAAAACGATTTGCGCAACGCGCGATATCGCTTCAAATTCAAGATTTTGGAAAAACTGCACAGACAAACGAGAAAACAATCACGGACATGGTCAACAGTATCGAAAAACTTGAAGCAATGTTAGAGGGCAAAATAGATGAAAACATCAGCCTCACGGCGCAGATTGCAGCGGCAAACAACAGATTAGTTTCACTCAATCAAAACAGAAAGGCGTAAAACATGGGAACATATTCAGGATATCAACACACAAAACCGGCTGTCGTAAAAATTGAGCACGAGATCATTGAAACCACTGTGGCAGAGTCTACAACGACTATGGCATTTTTTAAAATTGACGCGCTTCAAAAATTCACTTTTATTGAGAACGGAATCGTAGGGATCAAAGATATTGTAGATGTCGTCGATGGTGCTGATGAATACGGTGCCGGGACGTATACATATGGGGCTGAAGTGAAAGTTTCAACTGCAAAGCTGAAATTCAAATGCGCTCAAACGATCACTATAGCCGCAAAAGATGTAGAAAAATATCACCCTATGAACACATCTAGCCCAGAACTATCCGTCTGGGAAGAGATCGGGGCTATTGATGAATATGCTCCTAGAGATCGTGACCCAGAGTCACGTCTCTCTCTTTCAAACACGGAAGGCCTGATTGTAAAAGTTACACAGGAGTCTTTTGAAGTAAACTCTACAGTATCAAAAGAAGGAGTTCTTCTTCCAACAGCCATAGCACTTGCAGGGGTGAACGCATACCGCGCGATGGTGGTGAAAGTTGTTGACGGCATCGTTGACGATGCCTTTGAAGTAGATATGTCAACCAGAACAAAGCTCTACATTCAGTCTGAATTACCGGAATGGGGTGCGCCTGACACGGAGTGGTATGTTTGGTTGTTCCCTGCTGCTATCCCAAGTGGAGATATCGTGAATAGCGTCTTTGAGATTTTGGATAACATATCTAGCCAATATTTAGTCATTACCGATATTTCTGCATCTAACGATGACCAGACAATAGCTGTGGTAGAGAATGGGTACACATTGAGGATATGGGTAAAAAACATTTCAGGCATATATGAGCAGGTACCCTATGGATATTCAACGAGGCATATCAGAGACCCAAGTCTCAGCGCAGATGGCTCTATATGTGTAGTGTGTTGTAGCTATGATACAAACACAACAGTTGCGGTGTTTTTTATTGATCATGTTGCTGGAACAGTTACAGAGCAATACTCAAAAACAGAAAACTTTCCAAACACAATTATACATGGTTGTGTCAATAGCTCAGGGACTGTGCTAGCAGTATTATGGGAATCAGATACAGTGTGGAAGATACTGCTCTATTCCATACCATCAGGAGCCCTCATTTTAGAAAAAACTGTGTCATTTCGTGGCAGATATCTATGTTTCTGTGGTGATGACGTACTTGTTGTCGGAGCTAGCACTGAGAACATAGGCTACACATCTCAAGCTGGGAGAGTGTATCTTTTGGACGCTGAGACACTAGACGTGACTGATACGATACACAAAGATGCGTACCTCCCAGGTGAATATTTCGGGATTAGTGTGGCATCTGATCACACTGCCATGAGAATTTTTATTGGTACAGCCACACAGGAAATTATACATGTCTATGACATATCCGGTGAGGAAGTAGTACCATACGGTGGATTCATAACTCCAGATAACTATGTCGGCCTTGGGGTATCGCATTCATCCGGTGGTGAAAAAATATGGACGTATGGGAAATATGTCTATCCATATATACGATCGTATGTACGGGACACCTCATTTTCAGGTTTTGTACCAGATGTTGGTCAAAGCTATTCTTCTTGGTTGGCGTTTTTTGGGGATTTTATCGGCGTACCTACAAATTCACTATTGGAAACGCGCAACGTTCGTCTCGGTCTCGTAGCTGCTGGAAAAGCTCGTGAGCTAGATGGATCAACAAAACTTGATCTGAGTATTGATACCGTACCCACAAGAGAGAACTATACTCAGTTCGGGATCACAACGTTCGAAACGATAGATATCTTTGAGACATTCACCGCTACGGTTCTTTTTTCGACAATACAAAGTCTCATCGCCGCGAAATACACTATTGATACGAGTCTCGTGAATGATGTCATCATTCATCCTGGTACGCCAACCGATGCCGGAGAAAATTGGATCGTTGGAAAAGTCAGTAGCGCTTCAAAACTGGAAGATCAAACATACAATAGTATGCAAATACTAGGAACATCATTACCACAAGAGATATATGATCGTGTGATACCTAGAAAAACAATTACAAAAGGGTGGTACTAATGAGTACCTCAAAGCGCCAAGTTGCAAAAAATCCAGGACTTTTAAATCCAGGCTGTTTTGGCTTTAACGTGGCGTTAAAAAAGCTTTATGCGGGCTTTGGTAAAGCAAATCTTCGTGTCATTTTTGAAGAAGATGATACTGGTTGGATCGAAGTACCTGAAGCTGACTTGCTCAATGGTTGGGAAAATGTCCTCGACGGTGAACCACTCGCCTACCGCATTGACGCTTGTGGAGTCTTACATGTAAAAGGAGAGGTCCGTTACGGAGCACTAAATTATGCAGTGCTTCGACTTCCTGAAAAACAGTGGCCATCTCGAAATATCCGAAAAACTATACCAATGCGAGATGGTTTTGGCTTGGTTGACATCAACGTCGACGGCTATATCATCCCTGTCGGTTCTGAAGAGTTGGAGTATGGTGAAAACGGCGACCCAACGGGAGCGATCATCGAGGTTGCCTATGTATCACTGGAAATGAGCTTTATATTATGAGAGGAGGCTTTTTGAAAATCATGCTGCTATTTATTTTTTTTATGTCGTGGCTTTTTGCCGCAACCAACCTGTCTACGAGTTTTGTGTACGACTCAAACCTTACGGTGTCCTGGACTCCAAGCACGTCTATGGAGATCTTGATCTATGAGACCCACGATACGCTTTTTGAGTATATCGATGAGAATAATGAAACACAATACGATATCAATACTACAACATCTTTTATTACTACGCTTCCGTCCGGATCAGTAGGGTATACGCTGACAGGACTAACACCTCACACCAGTTACAGGGTAGTCGTTTCAGAAGATGACTCCAATGCCACAATCGACGTCAACACCACACATGTATGGAATGCAATTCTGTCGGAGTGTGCAACAAAAAAGCAGACGCCGCCGACAAAAGCAGTGCTAGAAAGCATCTCATCTTTTACTTGCTCCTATAACGGCGGCATATCTATCGATCCCATATGTGATCTTAAAAATGTTACAAAGATTGTTATGCGTGGGAACATATTACGATCATCATTACCGGCATGTGTAGGAAATTTGTCAGAGTTGAAGTATTTTAATATCTCTGGAAATCGGATGACTGGACAAATCCCTCCAGAGATCGGACAGCTCGAAAATCTTGAAGTGCTTGATATCTCATCCAATGATTTTTCAAAATTACCCGCGGAGATAGGGGATCTTGACAATCTCAAAGAGTTGCATGCCGCATCATGCCGTCTAGTTCAAAAAATCCCTCCAGAGCTCGGGAATCTTTGGAACTTGGAGAAACTCTATCTTCAAGATAACCGTCTTTTTGGAGAGATACCGGAAGAGATTGGAAACTTGCTAAGCCTTAAAAAACTTCGTCTAAATCAAAATAATCTGCGAGGTGTTATCCCTGTTTCATTTGTTGACTTGAATCTATCTCAACCAAATGGCCTTGGGCTGCATGAAAACTGCCGTATTGAACTCCCGATAGATGACAACGAGACCAACGAGACCAATGAAACGGCAGTGGTATTAGACTGGCTTGACTCAAAAGCATCGCTATATAGAGGCTATTCAGGTATGCAGCAGACAGGTGGCCACTGCTGGACACCTGCTATGGTGCCGATCCTGATGATGTATCTACTCGACTCCAATACCGGCGACGAAAACACCAGCTCGAGTGCATCGAGCTCAGAAGGAGGATGAATGTTTGAGTTGAAAGTCTATGCGCCTTTTACGTTTTGGGATGACATAGAGAAGGACTGCAACGGGTGCGGTTCAGAGCTAAACGGCACTAATAAAATCGTGCCGGATACGATCTGGGGCCTCTCTATCCTGCTGTGCTGCTGCATACATGATCACATGTATGTTCACGGGCAGACGCTGGGAGACAAGCTGTTTGCAGACGCGGTTTTTTTGATGAATATGACAGTGATCATTATACATGAATCATCAGTTCTCATGAAAATACTTCGGCTGCATCGCGCCGCAAAGTATTACACGGCGGTCGCAGCGGCTGGAGATGAGTCGTTCTTCG